GTCGCAAACTAAACACATTATCCTTTTTTTATAGTTCTATTTTCTTTTTTTCTTTAGAAAAGTTATTTGATTGAAAATCTTTTACTAATTTTGATGCATTAGCCAAGTTATTACTAGCATTAAATGCAACATAATCAATATTGTTTTCTTTTTCATATGTGAAAATAAGGCAAGTAGTAACAGTTCGTAATTCTTTAGTTTTTGCCCTACCACCAATCATAGCACCTAGAGGACCGAATAAAACCGCTCCGCCAACAGCACCGCCAACACTTGAAACAACTTGTTTTTGAATTTCAGTGTTAGTCTTTAAAGAAACATCCGTTATTTTCTCTTTATTTAGCGAAAAAGTAACTCCGTTAGATTCAAATTCATAACTATTTGGGCATACATATATTGTAGTAAAAGAATTTTCAGGGATAGAAAGCCCCATTAAGTGAGGAATAGTAATTGAAAATGATGCGTTTTTATTTTTCATATTTTCCTGTAATTGAGTTCTTACCTTTTTTTGAGCCTTTGATGTTTTTATATACATGAAGATACAAAAACCTATAAAAAGAAAGAGCAAAACTATTCCTGCGGTTTCAGAACCTGATAAACTAGTAGAATTAGTTACATTTTCCATAAGATTACCTCCTTTCCACATTATTTAAAAGCACTTTTGTTTTCTGCTTTTATAACCTTTCCTAAAATAGTAAAATTTCTCTTTAGCTTTTCTTCAGATGACAATTCCATAAAATAATTATCTATTGAAGTATTTGAAGCAAGTAATTGTAAATTTCCTTTTAAGTCTGTAATTTTTCTAATCAATAAATCATTATCATCTAACAATATTAAATGAGTTTGTTTATCTTCAATATAATTCTGTCTATGAATAACCGCAATATCTCCAATGTCTAGTAATGGAATCATAGAATCGTCAAATGCCTTAAATGCAAAAAAATCTTCCGGACGTTCTTTAGTATATAAAGAGGTGTAATAATAATGTGGTGCATTTTCAATTCTTTTATCTATATTGTATAGAAGGAACTCCTGCAAATTAAAAAATAATGGTATTTGTGCAAAATATTCTGTATCTGCTAATGTATTTTTTACTTTATTTATATAACCACAAATAGACATTAGTTCATCATAAGTTGTAATACCTTTAGAAGCACTTGCAATTCCTTCCAAAATTTTAGGAGATGGGGGACTAGATAATTTCAAATTCATATATTGAGAGAGATAAGTTCTATTAACATCAGATCGTTTAGCAAACTCTGTCTGATTCTCATAAGTTTCGTTAATTTTTTTTAAAACATTTGCAAATTTTTCTCTTTCAAACATATAAAAAACCTCCTCAAATATAGTATACAACAGCGGTTTTAAAAAGTCAATAAAAAATGTTAAAAAATTTAACAAAAAGTATTGACATTTCCAAAAATTAAATTTATAATGAAGTTGTTAAAAAAATTAACAAAGGAGAGTGATGAAAAATGAGATTGAATATTGAAGCTGTATTGCAACTGATAAAAGAGAAGTTTCGCAATAACAAGACGTTTTTTGCTGAAACCATTGGAGTAGATCCATCGTATTTGAACTCTGTTCTTAATAAAAAGGCGATTGACCATAGTCCTAAAGTTTGCAATGGAGTTATGAAATATTGCAAGCAAAACAATTTGGATTCTACAAAATATATTTTTTTAGAATAAGTTGTTAAAAAAATTAACAAAAAAGAAAGGCGATAAAATGAAAAAATTAAATTTAAAAAAATGCGACGCGACACAATTAAAGAAGGAGGTAAATAGTGATGGTGGAAGTAGAAAAAGTTGAAACTATAACACCAAAAGAAGCAGCAAAAATTATTGGAAAAAATGCTGAATACATAAGAGCTGGTTTAAGACAAAAGAGATTTGATTTTGGAAGTGCAGTACCACCAGAAAAAGAAGGTGGACAATGGAATTACAACATTATAAAAAGTAAATTCCTAGAATATGCAGGAGTAATGAAAAAGGAAGAGGTGAATGAGAATGAAAATAAGAAATAAGAAAAAATTTATAGCAAGAATATCTGAATTAATAGTATTTATAGCAACACTAATTTTAACACCAATAGCAATAAATTATGCAAATACTTTAAGAGGACATCAAGCATTTGGAGGAGAGTATTTAGTTCCAGTATTAGGATTATTAATTATTTTAATAATAGAAACAATTTATGAAGAATCTGAAAATAAAAAGGGAGGTAAAAAATAATGGAAGAACCTAATGTATTTCAAGGAGTAGGACCTGATGAAATGGTCATTACAATTGCAGAATATGAAGAAATGAAAAAACAAATTGAAAAATCAAAGCAATATGAAGAATTTAACACAAATATAAGAAACAATTTAAGGGAAGAAAATATAAAAATAAAGGAAAAATTAACAATGCTAGAAAAAGAGAATATTCAACTAAAAAGAGGAATTATCAATTATATTAAAACATTAGGAGGAAAAGCAAATGATTAGATATTATCAAGAATTATTAAATGAATGTATAGATTTAACTGAAAATAAAGATTTACACAAAACAATGTTATTAACATTAGAAATAATGAAAAATAAATTAAAAAGTTTGAAGGGAGGAAATGCAAATGTTTAATAAGGAGGAAATTGAAAAACAAAAGGCAGAAATTGAGAATTTGAAAAGCCAATTACAAGTAAAAACAATGGAATTACAATTAGCACAAGAACAAATAGATTACAAAAATAATGATTTATTTGACAATGCTACTACTGCATTTAATGGTTTTAGAAGAATTGTTGAAATTGCTGAAAGAAATGATTATGGAGATCCAAAGCAAAAAGTTAGACAAATAAGAGAAGAATCAGAAAAATTAAAACAATATTTTGCACAATTAACAATAAAAACACCATTGAAAACAAAAACAAAACTATCTACAACCGACCAAAGCAATAGATAGTTTCAATAAAGAAAATTTATATAAATTCACTTCATTTGAATTTTATCACAAAATAATTTGAAGTGCAATAGAAAGGAAGAAAAAATGAAAAAATGTCCAAAATGTGGAGGACCACTAGGAAAAAGACCAGCACTTAGCCGTAGAGATAATAAAACAGATATATGTGCGGAATGTGGTTATAAAGAAGCTATAGAAGATGCAGAAAAAATATTTGCAATAAAAAAACAAAAAAGGACGGTGAAGAAAAATGACTAGAGAAGAATGGTTAGAAGAAAGAAAAAAAGGAATAGGAGGATCTGACGCAGCAACAATAATAGGACAAAATCCTTATAAATCTAATGTAGATTTGTGGGAAGAAAAAACAGGAAGAAAAGAAGCGGAAGATATTTCAAATAAACCATTTGTACTGTATGGAACAAAAATGGAACCAATATTAAGAGAAAGTTTCAAAATAAAACATCCAGAATATGAAGTATTACATGAAGAAAATACAATAATAAAACATCCTAAATATCCGTTTTTATTTGCTAGTTTAGATGGCCAACTAATTGATAAGGAAACTGGAGAAATGGGAATTTTAGAAATAAAAACATCAAGTATTTTACAATCAATGCAAAAAGAAAAATGGAATGAAAAAATACCTGATAATTATTATTGTCAAGTTTTACATTACTTAAATGTAACAGGTTATTCATTTGTTCAACTATATGCAGAACTTACATATTCTGATGATTATCAAGCATTAAAGACATTTACTATAAAGAGAGAAGATGTTGAAGAGGACATAAAACTATTAGAGAAAAAAGAAATTGAATTTTGGCAAAATTATGTAGAAAAAGATATAAGACCACCTAGACTATTGCCAAATATTTAAAAGAAAAGAGGAGTATAAATGGAAATTAAACAATTAGATAAACAATTAATTGATAGAGCAAATTCCAATAGTTTTAATGGCAATAGAGGTGATTTATCTGCTCAAGCATATAATTCTTATGTTCAAGAAGTTATGGAATGGAAAATTCCAGATAATCGAAAACAAAAAATATTAACTGAATTACATACAAGATATTCAAAAGTATTGGGATATGAAGCTCAACATGTAAGTGTAATGG